GCTGACTATATCATAATCAATGGTTCCGAGGAGTCGGGTATTGATGTTCTCAGAACCAAGATCAAGCAATTTGCCAGCACAGTTAGTTTTGGTGGCGGCACCAAGGTTGTGATCCTAGATGAGGCTGACTATCTGAATCCAAACAGTACTCAGCCAGCTTTGCGAGCATTCATCGAAGAGTTCAGTGCTAATTGCAGATTCATCTTTACCTGTAATTTCAAGAACAGAATCATTGCTCCCTTGCATAGTCGTTGTGCTGTGTTTGAGTTTAGGATTGCCAAGGACGAAAAGCCCAAGATTGCATCCAAGTTTTTCAACAGAGTCAAGTTTATTCTACAGAACGAAAACATCGAAGCCGACCTCAAGGTTGTAGCCCGAGTTGTTGAAAAGCATTTTCCTGACTATCGTCGAACACTAAATGAACTTCAGAAATATAGTGTGGCTGGTGTCATTGACAGTGGTATCCTGAACAATCTCAGCGATGCTAATTTTACTGAGCTAGTCAAGTCCTTGCAGGAAAAAGATTGGAAGGCCATGCGTCGCTGGGTTGTAGAGAACTCAGATACCGAGCCCAGCACAATCTTTAGAAAAATCTATGATGGACTTACTGACAGAGTGAGCACAGTACCACAATTGGTCATGCTTTTGGCTGACTATCAGTACAAGAGTGCTTTTGTTGTGGATCAGGAAATCAATCTTGTGGCTTGCCTGACCGAGGTCATGGCAACCATGGAATTCAAATCATGAAATTCTTTGACGATGAAGTAGCAGATCGTCCAGTCTATGTCGAAGAAAAGGTCAAAGAAGTCAAACTAAGTCCCTTTGACTGGAGCCGAGCAATCTGCGAAACCAAAGAGAATCTCATGGTAGATGAATTTGCGGAGAAGCAATACAATGCTTTCATGATAAATCGCAGCCTAAGCATGGGCTCGGATACAGTGATCTATGCCAATGAGATGAATTCGCGTGCTCATCTGGACCGTAAACTACAACATGACTTTCTTATAAATATCATAAGAGCCCGCAAAAGATTCAATAAATGGATCAAGGCCGAGGCTGTGGATGCAGTAGATGTCATCAAAGAATACTATGGTTATAGCACTGATAAAGCTCGCCAAGTTCTACCCCTACTCGCTGAAGCAGACATTGAAACTATGAAAAAAAGACTAAGAAAGGGTGGAATAAATGGCTGAAGACTTTTTCAAGATAGATTTCCCTGGCTACATGCCCTTGGAAATCAGTCTAAACCAGCCCGATGATTTTCTGAAAGTACGTGAAACTCTGACTCGCATTGGTGTGGCTTCAAGAAAAGATAACACATTATACCAGAGCTGCCATATCCTTCACAAGCAAGGACGTTACTTTATAGTGCATTTCAAAGAGCTGTTTGTTTTAGATGGAAAACCTGCTGATCTAACCGACAATGATCTAGAGAGACGTAATACAATTGCCAAGCTGCTGGTGGACTGGGGCCTGGTAAAAGTAGTTGATGCTGAAAGTATCAGACATCAGGCGCCGCTGAATCAGATCAAGGTGATTAGCTATCGTGACAAGAACAACTGGAAACTCGAAACCAAGTACAACATCGGTAAAAAGAAAACCGATCACAATCGAGTAGACTAACGAATTCCCTCGGGATGGGAACTAGCATGCCAGTGAAGGCTAGTAAAATATCCACTGGTGCCAACGCCACATGGGTTGGTAAATCACTAACTCTCGCTGAAAAGGAGAACTACTATGACACACCTAAAGGATGTATTCGGCCAAGACATGTTCAAAAACATGGATAAGTTCCTTGTTGGTTTTGACGACAGTTTTAGCCGCATGACCAAGTTTCACGAAGATCTAACCAAGAACGTTCCAAATTATCCTCCATACAATATCAAGAAAACAGCGGATAACAAGTATGTTATCGAAATGGCTGTAGCTGGCTTTGGTCAGAACGATATTGAAATTACTCTGGAAGATAACAAGCTCATCATCGAAGGCAAGGTAGCCAACGATGAAGATGCTGGTGACTATCTATGGAAAGGTATCGCTGCTCGTCATTTTACACGCACCTTCATGATTCAGGATGCTGTTGAAGTCAAGAACGCTGCATATCTAAATGGCATGCTTCGTATCTTTTTGGATCGTATCATACCTGAACACAAGAAAGTCAAAATTGAGGTGGAAACACCTGACACTAAACAATTCTTGCGTGAAGGCAAATAATGTTGGCTGCAACCTTTGTAATCCTATTAGCTCTGTGTTGTATTGTAGCTCTGGATGAACACCTAAGCTTCGTATCAGAACTAGGTGAAGAATGGGATTTCACTCAACCTTATCGTAAAAAGTAGTAAATAGGGGGCAATTTCGCCCCCTAACTTATATAAATACTGGAGTATATAATGAGTATCCGTATTGTCAAATTGACCTCTGGGGAAGAACTAATCGCTGACGTCACAGACGGCGCCACGACAAGCCTAGTTCTCAAAAAACCCGCAATGATTTCCCTCATGCCTTCACGAACCGATCCAAACCAAATCATGGTTGGTCTGTTACCATATGCACAGTATGCCCGAGACCATACAGTGGTGGTGGATCGAAGCTTCGTTGTCTGGCAAGAGACACCTGTAGACGAACTTTATAACCAATACAACACCATGTTTGGCTCGGGGATTCAATTAGTCTAACTAAGGAGAATTCATGCCTAAAAAAGCACTCGTCTATGGAGCAGGTGGCTTCATAGGTTCACACATGGTAAAATTCCTCAGACGCCAGGGATACTGGGTTCGAGGTGTCGATGTAAAGCGTCCTGATTTCGAGCCAACTGAGGCTCATGATTTTTGGCTTCAGGATCTCCGAGATGGTCGTGTTGTTGCCGAAAGTCTGAAGTGGCCTGGTGTTGAAGCTGGCGGTCCATATCGCGACTTCAATCTGATGTTCGACAAAGAAAGTTTCGACGAAATCTATCAGTTTGCCGCAGACATGGGTGGAGCAGGATACATCTTTACCAAAGAGCACGATGCAGACATCATGCACAACAGTGCTCTGATCAATCTAAATCTGCTGGGAGCCATACAGGAAAGAAACGAACGCAAGAAGCACAACATGACTCGTGTGTTCTATAGTTCCAGTGCCTGCATGTATCCAGCCTATAACCAGGAAGATCCAGACAATCCTAACTGTGCCGAGGACAGTGCCTATCCTGCAGAGCCAGATTCAGAATATGGCTGGGAAAAATTGTTCAGTGAACGCCTATATCTGGCCTTTGAACGCAATCATGGCATACCTGTAAGGATTGCACGCTACCACAATATCTTTGGTCCTCAGGGAACCTGGGATGGTGGTCGTGAAAAGGCACCTGCGGCTATCTGCAGAAAGATTGCTCAAAGCACTGGCGAGATTGAAGTCTGGGGAGATGGAAATCAGACACGTAGTTTCCTATACATCGATGAATGTATCGAAGGTACCTACAGACTCATGCACTCTAACTTCTCAGGTCCTGTGAACATTGGCAGCGATGAAATGGTTAGTATCAATCAGCTAGTAACCTATGTTGCCATGATCTCAGGCAAACCCATACAGAGGCATCATAACCTTGACGCCCCGCAGGGTGTTCGCGGTCGTAACAGTGACAACCGTCTGATCCAGGAAAAACTGGGCTGGGCACCAAGTAGTAAACTATATAATGGACTGGAGCGAACCTATGTCTGGATTCTCGGACAAATCAGAAAGCAGCAAACCTGATCCAACGCAATATATAAAATGGTTAGCAACTGCTCTGCTCATAGGCGGATCAGTTCTAACCAGCGGTAATTGGTTGTATCCTTTGAACGTAGTTCTATTCACTCTGGGCAATTTTGCCTGGATGACAGTCGGGTGGTTTTGGCGTGAATGGAGTCTAATTGTTCTGAACGCAGGAATCACTGTCATTTATCTAATCGGTCTGGCTATAAAATACTGGAGCTAACATGGCCAAACAAACAGGGGTTACTAATAAAAAGACTCACGAGTCAATCAGCAAACGAACAAGCCAGGGTGGCAAAATTCGTAGCAGCAGCCTGAATAAGTCTAAGAAACGCAGTTTCAAGCCCTATCGTGGACAGGGGAGATGATACATGAGCAAAGGCAGCAAGCAGCGGCCCCGTGACATAGATGATCGACAATTTGCAAATAACTGGGATCGTATCTTCAAGAAGCCCGATCCCTGTTATCCCGAACATGAAGTAACTCAGGCCGAAGATGAAGCCTGGACTGATATGCAGAAACGAAACAGAAAAGACAATGAGAATACTTGATTTCTTCATGGCATTGTTAGTCTTATTTGGACTAAGCCTTTTGGTTATTCCAATGTTTGGTATTATTATAGGTGTGATTTTTCATGGATAGTATTTTGATATGGGCAATTGTCCTGATTGGTGTTGCTCTAATTTTTGATTTTACAAATGGGTTTCATGATGCTGCAAACAGCATCGCTACTGTAGTTGCCACAGGTACTCTAACAGCCAAGCAAGCGGTCATCATGGCCGCAGTCTGTAATTTTGGCGTCATGTTTTTCATAACCTTCAAGGTTGCTGCAACCATAGGCAAGGGCATAGTATTACCACAATACATTACCCTGTTCACGGTTTTTGGTTGTCTGGCGGGTGCCATAGTCTGGAATCTCATAACCTGGTTGTTTGGTATGCCAACCAGCTCTAGTCATGCCCTTATTGGTGGCCTGGTAGGAGCTGCCTGGACAGCCAACGGTTGGGATGTAGTCCAGCAAGACAATCTCATAAAGATAGCTACTTTTATTGTAGCGGCTCCAATCATAGGCTTTGCCTTTGGTGCAGGAGTGAACACTGCTATTCGAAATATCTGGCCACGGAGTTCTGAAAGACAGGACTGGTGGTTTAGGAAACTGCAATTACTCAGTGCCGCGGCCTATAGCATGGGTCATGGAGCCAATGATGCACAGAAAACCGCAGGTATCATCTTCCTAATTTTGCTAAGCTCTGGACTGATTGCCCAGGGCGATCCGATTCCCATGTGGGCCATAGTTATCAGTTTTGCGGTCATGGGTCTGGGTACACTGTTTGGTGGTTGGAGGATTGTACAGACACTGGGGTTCAAACTTACCGAGCTCAGTCCCAGACAGGGATTCGCAGCCGAGTCTGGTGGCAGTGTCATGTTATTTACAGCCAGCGCCATGGGTGTACCAGTTAGTACCACGCACATCATTACAGGTGCTATTCTGGGGTCTGGCGCCAGCGAACCCGAACCTCATGTCAAATGGAAAAAGGCCAGGGACATATTGGTAGCCTGGGTTCTGACCATTCCCTGTAGTGCTTTATTGGCCAGTGCCTTTTACTACATGGCCACACATATCTAAACGGTCTTGACAACAACGCCAAGTACTGCTAGAATCACTGTACACTAACCATTCGAGGTAATCATGGAACCAATTTGGCAAGTCCGTTTCAGAGGCGAAGTCCTGTTTCTGGTCACAGATACACAGCGCAAGGCTGGTTATGTAAGCGCATACCTGGCCGAACGCGGGGTACAGAGAACCCCCGAAGATCTGGTTGAATACGTGCTTCATCTACCCCTGATCAACCCAAACAGCCTCTGAATCCTGGTTTTCAGGCAAAATTTCGCTTGACAACAGGCCGAAAGGTATATATAATTAAGCATCAACAATTTTGTGGAGAGATGCAATGGTCAAAAAACTTACTGCAGCAGTTCTAGCCCTGGGTATCAGTGGCTCAGTACTGGCTGGTGGTTATGGCCATCACCGTCATCATGGTCATCACCATCACCATAGTCATGGAGCCCGATGGGTTGGGCCTGCAGTTGCAGGGATTGTTCTCGGAGCAATCATAGCCAATCAGTCAAGGGCAGTGGTCGTCGAGCAGGCGCCGACAGTAATATATCAGACGCCTCAGCCTCAAGTTCAAGTAGTACCTTCCAGCTGTCAGGCAACAATTACAAACCCATATACGGGTGAGCTAGAGAACGTAATTGTAAGTTGCCACCGAACAGTACCAGTACCCAATTATTGATTTTAGTCGGTAGGTAGCACAGGTGTGCGGCGGGGTCTTATAAACCCCGGAGACTGGTCAGATGGGCTGGAACGGAAAGGTTCGATACCTTTACCTACTACCAAAATCAATTATTATCATGTTTAGAAAGGCGACATAATGTCAAAAACATGGGTCTGGAGTGATCAGCACTTCGGCCACGAAAAAACCTGCACCGTATTCAAGCGGGCAGATGGTACTCCGCTCAGGCCTTTTGCTTCGGCGGAAGAAATGAACGAAGTCATGGTTGCTCGCAACAACGAACGGGTTAGTCCAAACGACCGTGTTTACTACCTTGGTGATGTTGTCATCAATCGTAAGTACCTTAGGTTACTTGACAGACTCAACGGACGCAAGGTGCTTATCAAAGGCAACCACGACATCTTCAAACTTGATGATTACGCGGCTTACTTTGATGACATTCGTGCATACCATGTGCTCAATGGAATTATGTTTAGCCATGTGCCTGTGCATCCAGACAGCCTTGCTAGGTTTGGCTGTAATGTTCACGGACATCTTCATGCAAATCGTGTACAAATACAAGGGGGCAGAATTGACCCCAATTATTACAATGTGTCGGTTGAGTGCACAGATTTTGCACCAATCACTCTCGAAGATCTTTACGAGAGAATTCAGGCACAGGGAGGACATGTTGGCTTTAGAAATGGCAACGGTCCTCAGGGAGTAGACTAAGCAGTATTGCCGCCTTAGCTCATGCTGGTTAGAGCAGCGGACTCATAATCCGTTGGCGCGGGGTTCGACTCCCTGAGGCGGCACCAATTTATCAATGAACCTGTATGGGAACCACAGCAATGAAAAGTTTCAGCCCAGGCAAGAATCAGGCCGATGTCATAGGTTTTATCGATCCTGAACTCTTACAAGAAGAGCCCGAAGATCC